CCTTCCCTAAAAGGGTGTGGGGAGCGATCGGGAGCAACCGCCCCCCACACATTTACTTATTTATTAAGCAACGTTTAGCTTGCGGAATGCAGCTGGGTAGCGATTAACTACACAAACATATCCGTACAAGCCGATTTCTAGCTGACCATTTGCAACGATATTTGAACGCAATTGGATCTGTGCGCTCTCATGGAATCGCATTGCATCGCTTGAATATACTAATGCGTGCTTAGCGTTTGCATTGTCACCTGTGTAGTTAGCATCAACTACCAAGTTAAGACCTGCAACTGTGCCATTTGTTGATCCTTGTGTAATAAGACCAGCGGCATTTTGAGATGCTGCAGCTGCGAATAGTGGACGGTTTGAACCATCTACAGCGCCGAGCAATCCTGCGAAGTCAATTCCATCTTCTCCACCTGTTGTTGCAACCAATAGGTTGTTTGGTGTGCGACGCATTACGCCGTAAGCATCTGAGATACCTGCAGCGATTGACTTGTAAATTGTTGATGAAGATGATCCTGCAGCTGCTTCTGCAGCAATCTTTGCAGCATAGTTATCTGTCTTTTGTGCATATGATGCAGCAAGCTCACGGATATATAGATCTAGGAAAGATGGGTCAGATCTGTCAATTAGCTCTACATCCAGCACGCCAGCGCCGGCGAACTTGACCACATTATCTTCTTGAAATGTGACCGCAGTATCTTGTGATGCAAACTCTGCACCCTCAGCAGTTAATCCTACAATTGCCTGAGCGCCTAACTTTGGAGTAAATACTTTCATCCCTGAGGTAGGCAAGGCTGCACGCTCGATCGAATCAATGAAAGGGCGTGATGAATCAATAATACCGATAACATCTTTTAGGTATGTTGGTGGAACCATACCTGTGTTTTCTGCAACTGTTGCAACTGAAAGTGCTGCTACAAGTGCGCGTGCATCTGAATCGCCGCGTAGTGCTGCAATCTGTGCTTTTGCGAATTCTCCCGCTGTTACATTTGTATCAACGCGAGGTGTTGCGTATGCAACAGGAGCGTATGCGCTAACTGTTACTTCTGCCTTTGCAGCTTCTACCGTCTCGGTAGTTACTGCCTCTGAAACGGTTTCTGCCGACATGGCTTCTCCTTCTGGTTGGGTTTTTGTTTCTTCACCTTCTGGATTTGCCAGCGGTGAAACTTTATCTTGATTATCTGCAGCTGCTACTTTTTCAACAACTGATCCTGGTATTGCGCCGTCTGTGACAAGGCTGACTTCAACCAACTTAGATGCATTGATTGCCATAACGCCCTCTTTGTTTTCCCATGAATCAACAGACACACCGACAGAAAACATATCGCGTAATCCTGTAGATGCTTCGATTAGCGCATCATTACCAGCGTTTGTTGTAGCGATCTTAAACTCAGCTGTAATGCCATATTCATCCTCTGACCAGCTCATCATTTTCCCAATTGGAGCTGATCTTTGATGCTCTAAAAGTAATTTTATATTCTTGCCAAAAGTGATTGAGTTAGGCAAAAACTCTGTCATTCCTGCAGATGTATTGCCTGGGCTATTCCATGCAACAATACGACCAGCAATAATGCGGCTTTCTGAATCTGCCGCTGTTAAAGTAACTGGAAATTCGATTTTCATTTAATTAGATCTTCTTCCTCTTGTATCTGTTCCACACTCATCGCACCGATTGAGTTAAGGATCTGATAAACCTGCGCACGCTCTAATGCTGAGCCGCGTAGGAATTCATCTAGGCTGTATCGTGCCTGTACTGTTGTAGAGCTTAGGAAATCAGGTTGGCTTAACCGTTGCTCTATCGGAATAAGGATATTTTTCAGAGAGAAGTCGATAAGTGCCTTGCGCTCGTTGATTGCGTTGCTGTAAGTCAGGCTTGTAACTTCTGCACCTGCCCAGTAACCGCTAACGCCCAAGGCTCTGCATAATTCTAAAGCGACATACTGGCGAGCTTCATTTAATTGTAATTTGGCAGGATCTATGCCAAGGATTTGCAAATCAACATCTGCATTTAAGAATGCTGTTGATCGAGATTTGCGAGCTGAATTCCATGCAGTTAATAATTTAGCAATTCGCTCAGATGTAAGATTTGTACCGTTTGACTTGAGCGCCATTTGTGGGACAGGCTCTTTTGCATACATCTCAGCTGCGCTTTCAAGTGCTGCAGCGGCTTTGATTGTTTTACCTGCGCGAGATAGTACGCCTTCATCTAATCCGTAAAATACAATAACAGAGCCTACGCCCGAAAGTGGTGCCGCAATGTTATCTACCTGGTATCCAATGATTTCGGTTTGATTGTAGTTATATTGCGGCAACACTCTTGTTGGGTCGATTCTTGTCCAGTCTTGAATTCTGCCATCGGCATACATTGACATAACAAGCCCGTAAGACACGCCGCGGAATAGTAAATCTTCTGCTACAAATGCGTATGTGTAAGATCCTGGCACTCTTGGATCTGGTTGGTTAAATACTCGGTTAGGCTCTACATGTGCGCCAGTAAATTTATTGTAAGTTTCAATTGGCAAACTTGCCACAGTTGAACAAAGCAAGTTTCTAATTCTTGCAATTGTCGGAACAGCCATCGCTTCTGCTCTTGATGCAGATGTTCCGTAAGTTAAAGGATAGGCGCTAACCGTAAAAGGTGAAAGCGCGGCAGATACATCCACAGATTCGCTTGGAGTCTTAGGAGCTGCTACAAAGAAATCTTTAAGTCCCATTGGCACCAATTGTACCATAATGTCCGTTTTATCCGAATACTATGTCTGCCTCTGATTCTGGGCGAGTCGCAAAATGGGAAACCATTGCCATTGCTACAGCTGCACAGATTGTGGCATTTGAAACCTTGCGCCCTAAATACCAGCCGCCATCTTTGAATGGCAGTTTTACAGCTGACAGTACTTGCTTATTCATTTCTGGATTGTCATTATGAACCAGACGACCAGAGATCACAGCCGAAAGCATTTCGTCACAGCTTTGTCCGTATAGGGCTCCATCTATTGGGGTAACAGAAATACCGCCAGGGATTAAACGCGTAGCTACTGCGCCAGCGGTCTGCCTGGAGTAAGCAACCGTTTCTGTGTGGAATTTCTTAACCCAATCTGCCACAGAGTTTGCCATTTGCTTATCATCGATATTTACAGGGTTGGAATATGTCTCTAGTAGAATGACTTTGAATTTATCTGTGTTTTCAATTTGCTGGGCAGCGATAAGGCATCCTGATCTTCTGTCTGGGCTTAGATCGATCGCCATCCAGGTTGTAGCCTCAACATCTAGCTTGATTTTCTTGTCAGCTATAGCTTCCCATGCCGATGGATTGATTGCAGGGTTTTGAACATTGACCCACCTACATAAGACCTCTGTTTTAATGGTTGATTCATCATCATTTAAGATTGCTCGCAAATTGTCAGGATGTACGGTATAACCCAGGGATGGATTTGAATATCTAACCGCATCCCAGAATTCTGGTGTGTCGCCAATCTCCACATCTGGAGCAGACCACTCAAACCAACCGATTGCATCATTGTTGCCAGCGATCGCTGCCTCAGCTCTGGATCTTAGAGAATTCAAAATTACGGAATGTTGATCTCCAGCATTTGAGTAACTGATAGCCATTGGATTCTTAGCACTCATCTGAGTAAAGCGCAAGGATGCCCAAATATCTAAATCTTGGTATTCGCGTGTTTCATCCAGATGGATACAGTCCACCGATGCAATACCGCGAGAGGCTGAGTTATTAGCTCTAACAAGGTAGCGAGCGTTTTTAGTCTTAATTTCTTGCGATCCCTTTGTCTCATACTTTTTAATAAACTGTCCAGCAAGGGATGCATTAGCTTGGATGATGTCGTCAATCTTCCAAAAGATTTCTGAGGATGTTGTCAACTTGTGAGCTGTGTGTACTTGCATCTTCTCGCCCCATAGATACATCCCAGCCAAGATGCGTAGCGCCATAAATGTTGATTTGCCCTGTTGCCTAGCCATACAGATTCCGACCTCGCTGTGGTACCAGCGCCCATCTTCTCGGACTCGATGCATCTCGATTGCCAGGTATTTCTGCCAAGGGAGCAGTTGGAAAGGCTCATTGGTCTCTGGATTAATGATTTGTTCAACAAAGTCGATCATCTCTTGACCTTTAGAGGGTAAATCAACGGG